ATGCGAGCATTTCGGTGGTTTGCGACCACTTAGGCATCTTCCGCCCGCGAGGGCTCTCGTTTATACGAGACAACTTTTACTGTTATGGCAAGACGAAGAAGAGCGCAAAAACTGAAGAAAATGGCTTCTAAAGCCGGAACCCACGTAGTCGAGGAGGCTAAGAAAGCCCACCTTGGCCGCGAGATCAAGCAGATTCTGGGTAACGCACTTAAGGTTGGGATCGCGACCGGGATGGGCGCTTACGGCCGCGGAGAATACGGTTTCTCCGAGGGCGAGCCCAAGGTCAATTCCCTCTTTAAGGAGTTCCCCAGTCGTCGGCATAAGACGGCCTCGCTCGGTGACGAGACAGGGCGCGTCATGGTCTCCCGGCGCGAATACGTTATGCAGGTCTCATCACCTGCGGTTCCCTCTGACTTTTCGAACGTCTCGTTGGCAATCAACCCTGGTCTCTCCGGGGTTTTCGCCTGGCTGTCTCAAATCGCCTCAAATTATGGTGAATACGAACTGTCTCATCTGGTCTTCCACTATAAGCCTGTCATTTCCAAGGCTTCACAGGCGGGATCGATGGGGTCTGTTGTGTTTGCTTGCAACTACAATGCTGGTGCTCCCAAATTTGAGTCGTTCAAGGAGATGGTACAGTATGAGGGTGCATTGGAGGTTAGAATCTGCGACGAAGCGTACTTTGGGGTTGAGTGTGACCCGGCCAAATCGGGCAATGCTCCGATTGAGTATATTCGAACTGGTAGTGTTCCTGCAGGTCAAGACATCAAGACATACGATCTCGGTCTCTTGCAGATCGCGACTAGTGATATTAACGCCGCTTCTTTCCCGGCAGACACGTTGCTCGGGCATTTGTATGTCGAGTATGAGGTCTGCTTGGGTAAGCCGCGGTTGTACTCAGCTCTTGGTAAGGCAATCCTGCAGGACAGGTACGACACTACAATCGGTATTTCTACGCTCAATCCGTTCGGTACGTCGCGCACTGCGGCGCTTGGCAACAATTTTGGGTGCAGTGTATTAAGCACCGGACTCATCACGTTCCCCGACAATTTCTCCGGGCGCGTGATGGTCATGTTCCAGGTTGATAGCAGTGCTGCTACTGATCTCATGCGTCCTCATGCTTTAGGCGGCAACGTTACGGCTGCGCCGATAATGGGCGGTGTTGGATGGCAAGGCACTCAGATCAATGCCACGTCGCATAACTTCTCGATTTCGACGGTCGACATTGAAGAGCGGTCTTCAGGCGGTCCTCCCAACACTGTACAAGTTGTCCCGGATACGCTTAATAATGGGGTACTTATGTGCCTCATTATCACGCGCATCAATCCGGACGTTTAGAGCCCTCGCGGGCCTAGTGATGGTTTACGAGTTCCAAAATAATAAACTCGAGTAGCTGATCTCAGCCCCTTAACAGGGCAACTTAGATTCTTGATGACTAAAGGCGACAAGTTTGGTGTTTCTAGAGCTTTGAAGCTCTATCAACAAACTGGCGTCCGAAGTAGCACGGGCGTGAAGCGTGCTAAAGTCAAGAAACTAAAGTTCACCCCAAACAATGATGACGGCCACGTAGCCAAGGCGCCCATGCCAAAGCACCGGGTTAATCCTGCAAGTGCCCCGCATTTTGGCGTCCGCTATCGGGATCTCACCAAACTCAGAAAGAGAATGGAGCGGGGTCTCGAGGTGGCTAAAGCAATCGCAGCTAGGAAAGGTGATCCGACCCCACGGCGAGCGAAGAACTTTCATGAAATTGGTGATGCCCAAGAAGCTATTGAAAATTTTGTTCAATCGGCGAGCGGTCGTCCTGATTTGGTGAGAGAATTCGTTACACATTTCCTTAGCCGATTGCTGACACGCTATCATTTCTCCCACTATCGCGACTCGGAGATTGAGTTGCGCGTTTTGGTCATATCCGACTTTTTCAGACGATTCTGGACAAATCCGCGTTCAGGTCGGGAGCTCAGGGATCTAATTCTGAGCATGGAAAATCTGTCGACTTGGAAGAGACTCATAAAATTATATGGGTATCTCGTAGTCGATAGGTGCCGGAAATTGTCGGGTAAGAATGTAAAGCTCTATGGCATTCCCGAACAACATATCGTTCCTGCCATGGAGAAGTTCTTTGCGCGCCGTCTCCGAGATAAAACATACGTGTTTGCTGGTGCTGGTGAGAGGAGATCAAAGTTGATTAATCGTGGGACAGGCGGAAAGAGCAAGGTTAAGCGTGCTCCCTTGCCTCCGCTTCCCAAAAAGCAACCGGCTTTAAAAGCGAGGTCCGAACAGGATCAGAAGTTGCCACTGGACGACTTACTTGACCTGGTCGGCTCAATCGCCGCTAAGAAGAATGTTGTTGCTGACAGCTTCGTTTACTCTTCCCCACCCAACGTTGCGATGCTAATGGGTAGAAACGACGTCCCGTACAAATTTTTCGATTGTTTTGGTGCTCCGTACTGCGGTCTTGTTTGCATAGACATCGCTCATCGTATTAAACCCGTTGTGAGCGATTACATCAAACGTGATGGTAGTGACGAGCCCTGGAATGTCGTAGGCGTGCCGAGTTATTTGGCTGCCTATGCGTCCTATCGTGGTAGCAATCTGAAAATTGTCAATGGCCATGGAGCAGAATTGGTTAGGTTCGAAAATTGCCCCGAGTGGAAGTGGGTCGTACTCTGTTATGACGAGCCCCTGCTCGACGGGCCTGGCCACTACAGGCTTGGCTTGCTCCAACATGCAGACATCAGTGGTAAGCCATTGGAGTTTGAGGACACTGTCGTGACTACGAACATCTTCGGAGTCGACGTGTCCAAGGCCTACGTACGGATTGGCGTCGTGCGGCTTCTAGTAGCAGCGCTCGGCTATGTTTGCTATCGTTATCAAGAGCACCGAGGAGTCGCATGTTCTGCGCTCTGCTCGTGGTTGCTCTCCATCAGGCGTACTAAAGGGCTGGAATTAAGCCGGTCCTACACTACTGCCAATAATGATGATTCCCGCAGCTTTGTCGATAGACGCGATGATTTGATTCACAACGAATCATACCGCGTGGTGGTCGAGCACAATTCAGTTGATTTGCTTTTCTACCGTTTTGACTTTGAACGTCGTTATACTTTCATGGAACAGAGGGTCAAACATATCATGAAAGAGATGGAGAGCTTGGCCGCTGAAGGCCGTGACCCTCTTCTGGCGTTGAGTACGCTTGCGACATTACGCGAGATCAACATGGAGTCCCATCGTCCTGGTTTAATCAGTGGCACCGCCGAATTTTGCCGCTATTATGCCAGCACCCTGACATATGACCCCCATAAATGCCACTCCACTGTGGGCCTTATTGCCTACAACACTCCGGGTGATCAGTCTATTATGCCTGAGCCCGACGTGTTGATGGCCCACCAGGTGGACGGTTTGGCTGGTGGCGGTGTCAATCATGTCCAGAGACTCGGCAAAGATCTCGTGAAGGTTAATGTCCCGGTCGCTGTGGCACCTATAGGTGTGCCCGTTAGCAGCATCGGACCCGTCGGACCCGGTATGATCGGAGTTACCGACGGAAGTACACTTCTATCTGGTTTCGCCAACAGGGCGATGACGAAAGATTTGAAGTCGAATGATCCTGCTTCAGTAGCTGACTGGGTCAAGTGCGGAAAACGTCTCATGAAGAAGTGTGTTGATGAGTCTGCTTTACTTTTGCCTGCTAAGACAGGTGATTTCGTGCAGGACAACGTTGACACTTTCAAGAGAGTCTACAAAGGTAAGAAATCCGCAGCTTGGATTAATTCCACTGTCGACGATTACCTGAAGTACTCTCGCGGTGAGATGTCTGTTAAAGCACGGCGTAAGTATCGGTCGCACGGTATCTTCACAAAGTTCGAGTCCAACATAAAAATTTTGAATGGTCGGCCCAAGATGAAACCTAGAAACATCATGGTCATGTCTCCATTAATGTTAATGGAGCTGATCCAAGTTGTCGAGGTTTTGCATTGTATATATGAAGGGCCTATCAGCAAGTATCAGATAAAAGGACTCGAGCCTGATGAAGTTCGCGCGAAAGTTGCTAACGCTTGTCGCAAGCCTCACATGGTCACGGACATGACTGCTTTTGAGTCTAGTCTGGGTGTTGAGTTGCGTAAAGTGGAGAATTACGCTATCGAGAGGGCCCTTAAGCGGGCTGGTCTATACAGAGTTCTTAGCGCATTCCGCAGACACGTCTATTCTAAGCGTGTTTTACGTTCGAAGTACGCCGATTTCGCTATCTTCACAAGGTGTTCGGGAGATTTCTGGACATCTTTCGGTAACGGAGTCGCCAATATAACGAACGTCGCGTATTGCGCTGAGAAACTAGGGCTCCCTTTGGAGGTTATTGCGGAGGGTGACGATGGTCTTGTACCTCGTGACTCCATAACCCCTGAACTGTTGGGCAAGGTTGGCATGAAGTTTTCTTCTTCAGTCAGCGGTACCCAGCCTGGAGACTGTGATTTCCTCAGAACTCTGTGGGCGGAAGGTGAAACATATTTGAACATTGGCAGAGCGTTGTCTATTTTCTGGGTCAAGAAGGGCTCCCGGCTTAAACAGAGTAAGCAAAAATGGCTCTTGAGACAAGCCGCACTGTCACTGCATCATCGATCGCCTGGCCATCCTATCCTTTCTAGCGTCGTGGAACGCATCGGGCGTGAAACCGCCGGCCATAACGATTTCAAAGGTTCCAAATTTTACCTGGACCCCTGGAAGACTCCTCCCAAGGACACGGTCTTCCCGCGGTCCATCGAAGTAAAAGAACACATGCGAGGTCGGATTGCTGCTGGCACCACGGGATTTCCTCCGATTCCCATTTCCGC